TGATGAGATAAAGACGCAGACAGCTTCTGCGGAGAAAGTCTCGCTAATCGACGCACAACAAGCAGAGATGAGTGCCATCTACGCGCACGACATGAGCTTGAATGAAGGCACAAGCAAGTGGATGAAAGATTTTCGCGCATCAGTCAGGCCAGTAATTACCTACGGGTTTTTCTTCCTACTGGTTGGTATCGATGCTGTGTTGGCGTACAAAGGTTTGACTAGCGGCGTGGATTTTGTGCAGTTAGCTGACCAGCTATGGGATAACGAAACTCAAGCATTGTTTGCAAGCATCATAGCGTTTCATTTTGGCGGCAGGGCGTTTGGGAAATGATCAGCCAAAAGGCGCTAAAGATGATAGCCCATCACGAGGGCATCAGATTAAAGCCGTATCAATGTCCAGCTAAGTTATGGACGATAGGTGTGGGTCATGTGATTGATCCAAACCACGGCAGGCTAAAGATTGAAGACAGGGTAGGATTACCTTGTCCGGCAGGATGGAACAAGACATTTACGATGGAAGAAGTTGATGCCATACTTGCTAAAGACCTTGAGCGATTTGAGAATGGAGTTCTTAAATACTGTCCTACTGCTCGCGGTAAGCAAGGCTGGATGGACGCTTTGGTCAGCTTTAGTTTTAATGTAGGACTGGGTACGTTACAGCGCAGCACTTTACGGCAAAAGCACAATAGAGGAGACTATGAGGGTGCAGCCGAGGAGTTTCTGAAGTATACGAAAGCTGGCGGCAAGGTACTCAAAGGACTGGTTAATCGGCGCAATGATGAGCGCGCTTTGTACTTGGGTGGATAAGAATGCCATTACAGAAATTACAACTGCGTCCAGGCGTCAACAGGGAAGGCACTACCTTAGCCAATGAAGGTGGTTGGTTTGAGTGCGATAAGATCAGATTTCGTTCAGGTTATCCCCAGAAAATCGGCGGATGGACTCCTATCTCCAGTAATACATATCTTGGTACAGCTCGCTCACTATGGAACTGGGTAACCCTGCGCGGGTACAACCTGTTGGGTGTAGGAACGAACGTAAAGTATTACGTCGAGAGCGGCGGTGTCTATAACGACATTACGCCTATTCGCAAAGTATCAGTGCTGACTAATCCATTCACTACGATTAATGGATCTACTACAGTAACTGTGACTGATGCTGGTCACGGCGGGATTAATGGTGACTACGTTACATTTACTGGAGCTGGTGCTGTAGCTGGTTTAGATCTTAATAACCAGTACGTGATGTTTAGTGTTGACACCAACTCGTACCAAATTACTGCTGCCACTGCGGCTAACGCATCTACTACTGGCGGCGGAACGGTAACGGCTTATTATCAGATCAACGTCGGCTTGGCTACGTTTGGTTACTTAACTGGATGGGGAGCAGGTCTATATGCTGGTTTTGTATACGGCACAGCCCAGACTAAATTAAGTCTGCCACTTAGTACCAGTAATACGACAATCTCTGTCACATCTACCACTGGGTTTGCCAATGCTACTGGCACCCTGATGATTGGTAACAGCGAGCTAACTACGTACACAGGAAATACTGCTGTTTCATTTACTGGCGCAACTCGTGGGGCTAGTGGAACTAAAGCTACAGCATTTTCTGCAAACACGGCTGTCTACAACGCCGCTACTTTTACTGGCTGGGGTCAGTCTGCTGCGTATGGTATCGCACAGCAACCGCGTATATGGTCAGAGACTAACTACGGTGAATACCTGATTATCAATCCTCGCGGCGGGGCACTATATTTATGGGTTCCAGACTACAGTGGATCTGGAAACTTGCAGTTTGCTGACAGGGCTAAGTTACTTTCATCTAATGGTTCTGGTGTATACGATACAGATGTAAATTGTCCATCTGTTTGTAACTTTGTGATGGTGTCAGATGCGTCGCGGTTTGTACTTACGTTTGGCGTTAATGATTACGGTGAAACAATCCAAGATCCTTTATTGATTCGTTGGTCTGCGCAGGAAGATTATCAAACGTGGACGCCAGCCATTACCAATCAGGCTGGCAGCTATCGCTTGTCTAGCGGCTCTACTATTATTACTGCCCAGCAGACTCGCCAAGAGATTTTAGTATTCACAGATGCTGCTCTGTTTTCTATGCAGTATCTTGGCCCACCGTATGTCTGGGGATTCAACATCCTGTCGGACAATATATCTATTGCTGGCCCGAACGCGGTAGCAACAGCTAACAACTTAACTTACTGGATGGGCGTGGATAAGTTCTACGTCTATACCGGTCGTGTAGAAACCTTACCTTGCTCCTTACGTCAATACGTCTTTGGCGACATTAACTTGCAGCAGAGCTATCAGTTCTTTGCTGGCACAAATGAAGGATTCAGTGAGGTTTGGTGGTACTACTGCTCATCCAATTCAGACACTATTGACCGCTATGTGATCTACAATTATTTGGATCAGGTCTGGTATTACGGTACTCTAGGTAGGACTGCATGGTCTGACAGCCCGCTGCGTGAGTATCCTATGGCAGCTACGTATAGTCAGACAATTGTCTATCACGAGAGCGGCACAAACAATGTGGAAGTGAATGGTACTGTTCTTCCTATTACATCGTACATACAGTCATCTGACTTTGATATTGGTGACGGTCATAACTTTGGTTTTGTGTGGCGGATGATTCCTGACATTACGTTTGATGGATCAACTACGTCTTCTCCTGATAAACCACAAGTAACATTTAGCTTGCGACCACGCCAGAACCCTGGTGCGCCTTACGGCACAGCAGATAGTCCAACAGTTCAATCAGCACAGTCCTACAACACAATAAAAAACTACAACGTACAGGAATTTACTCAGATTGTTTATACAAGACTGCGCGGTCGCCAAATGGCTTTCAAGATCAGTTCAGATCAATTGGGATGCCAATGGCAATTAGGCGCACCACGTATTGACGTTAGGTCGGATGGACGTAGATGACCACACAGATTGTTACTACAGAAGTTCTGGATCTTACTAGGACGAAAGCTCCTGCGCTTCCTATCGCGCCAGTAGATTACAACCGCCAGTATCTGGATCAACTTAATAACGTCTTACGTTTGTACTTCTCACAGATAGATAACTTTATAGGTCAGTTAAGCTCCAACACTACTGTTACTACAGCTAACTTGCGGGTTCCTTATGGAGCATTCTCAAGCAACCTTACGCAAACAACAACTGCAAATACAGCAACATTGATGACAATGAACACGACGGATTTTACAAGCAACGTCACGTTGAACTCGTCAAACATTACTGTTGAGTATGCTGGCATATACAACTTGCAGTTTAGTGCGCAGTTAGAAAATGCTGATAATGCGCCGGAAGATGTGTTTATTTGGTTAAAACAAAACGGTGTTGATATTCCCGGTTCTACTGGCAAAGTTGGTATGCCTGCTCGTAAATCTGTAGGCAACCCATCCCATGACATTAAAGGTTGGAACTACTTCTTATCCATGAATGCTAGGGATAATGTATCTATCTTCTGGTCAACCACAAATGCTAGTGTTACCGTACCTTTTTATGCTGCATCTGGCAGCCCAACAAAACCAGCTACTCAGTCTGTGGTGACTACGCTTACCTTTGTTTCAGCGTTACCCACATGATACTATTGACAAAATTTTTCAAAGGTGCGTTATGAGCCTGCATACCCTAGCTAACCATCTTCAAACCGCCGGTCGCGGTGATGACAAGATGCTCGTCCATATGACCCCGAATGAGGTACATGGACTGCAATCTTTAGCCATGGCGCACGGTGGGTCATTGTCTATCAACCCTGAGACTGGTCTGCCAGAAGCAGGTTTCCTATCATCTATTCTTCCTATGGTGGCTGGCGTTGCTTTAAATGCAGCATTTCCTGGTCTTGGAGCAGTTGGCGCTGGATTAATTACTGGTGCTGCTGGTGCTGCCGCTACAGGCAGCCTTAGTAAAGGTTTGATGATGGGCTTGGGCGCTTATGGTGGCGCAGGTCTAGGTGCTGGTTTGATGGGTGGTGCGGCAAGTGGAGCTTCTGCGCTTGGTTCCGCTGGAGCTGCGCAAGTAGCAGCTAATCAAGCAGCTACTGCTACTACTCTTGGATCAACAACACCTTGGGGTGGATTGGCAGGTGCTGGAGGAGCTGGTGCTGGGACTGCTGCTTTAAATCCAACCGCTAATGCTATAGCAACAGCTTCAGGAACTTATGTTCCGCCTGGTTCTCCATTGCCTCCAGCAACAAATGTCTTCGGTGGAGCAATGCCAACAAATGCTCCAGTAGTTGCTTCAAATATTGTTAGCCCAACTACTGGATTACCAGTAGGAGCAAATGCGCCTGCATCATCTGTACTTGATAAAGTAAAAGGTATCCCAGGAAAGCTTGGCGATCTTTTATCTGGCTCTGGCCCAGAAGCAGACAAAGCTCGTGAAGATTTCTTAAAAGAAAATAAAAAATATCTATTAACCGGCGGCCTTTCTGCGCTTTCTTTATCGCGTGAAGATCCTAAAGGCCCGCCGCGTGAAGCACCAGCTCAGGAATTTAATCCTTACTATCGTGCATCTACAGGACAGTACACCGCAGGCCCAATGACTGGTAAGAGCAGCGAGCGCGCATATTCTTTCTATGCAGACGGCGGTGTTACAGGTCAGCCTAGCTCACAAGTAGGACAGCCTGTAGAACAAATGTCACAAGAGAATTCTGTAGGCGCTAACACTAACTATCCAATGGCTAACAGTAAACCTTTTGGTTATGCTGTACCTAAGAACTATCCTATATCCCAGAACGTATTCCAGCCTGAAAGTTATGAGCGTGTAGATCCTTACACTGGTGAGCAGAAGCTTGCTGGCGGTGGTCTAGCAACTTTGCATTTCAAATCAGGCGGTGCTTTTATATCCAAGCTTGCGCCTGTAACTGCTCCTAAGAAAGCTACGCCAAAGTTAGCAGATACAAAAAAATTGGAAGCTGAAATTGGCAAATTAAAATCGTATGGATCATCTGAAGAACAAACAAACAAATACAACGACCTGACACAACAGATTAAAGACCGTCAATCAGAAAAGGCAAACAAAGCTAAAGAACTTGCTGAACGTACAAAATCGTACAACGCTGATCTTGCCCGCATGAAAGCGGAGCAGGCTGCGCGCACGAAAGATATAAACAATGAGTACGCTAGCAAGCTTAAAGATTTCAATGCACAAACTGCTGCTGATTTAAAGAGCCGTCAAGCTGACATCAAGAATACTAAAGATAAGAATGAGCGCGCACAGAAACAAGCTGACCTCAATAACTATCAGAAAGACCGCAATAGTGAACTAGCTAATATCAACAAAGACAAAGCCAATGCTTTAAGCGGAGTTGGTAGTGACGTTGCAAATTTTACAAAAGACTTTAACAACTTTAAAGCTGAAGTAGGCAAGTTCAATAAAGATATTGATACACAAGTTGGGACTTTTGCCAAACAGCAAGAAGCTGCTAAAAAGGCTATTGGGCTTGCACAACAGCGCGAAGGAAAAGAAAAACAGTTTGAGCAAGTAAAGTCTGCTAATCAAGGATTGATTGATAAAGCAAACCAAGATTACGAAACTGGTATGAGTAAGTTTAACGAATACCAGAATGCAGTGAAAGATGAACAAGCAAAATATGAAGAGCAAACCAAGCGTCAAGCTACTGGTATATCTTCTTTGCGCGCTCAGTCTACAGCTTCACGTATTTCTGGTAATCCAAACCAAGCAGAGATTGATAAGTTGCAAAAACAATTAGAATCTAATTCAAATTACGGATTAAGTGCTGTAGGAGAAAGATCTCAGATACAAAGACAAATTGATGATCTTAAAAAAGAATACAGTTCAGGCGCGGCTGGTACATCATCACAGTCTGGTATCTACACGCCTAAGTACATGAAGGACTCAAGCGGTAACCTTGTTCCTTACCAAGAGAAAGCAGCGTTTAATAAGTACACCAAAGCTCCAGGATACGATGGCACGACTCGTATTATGGATGAGTCTGACGTTAAAAATCTGTTCCAAGATGTGGCTGGACGTAGCCCAACAGCAGAAGAAATGGACAAGTATCTGGGTATGAAAACCACAGATGCCGCTCTTGCTGGTCAGATTATGAAGTTGCCTGACGTTGCTGGCAAAACTACATTCTCTGATGATGACTTAAAAGATAACTTTAAATACTATCTTGGTAGAGATCCTTCTGCTGGTGAATTTGCCAACATGAAGAAGTCTAATCTAACCAATTTCAATTCACTTAGAAATTACTTGCAGGCGCAGCCAGCGTATGTAGATAACTTGAACAAAATCGGAACATCTTTGTTTAGTCAAGCTATGACTCAACAAGAAGTTGCTGCCGCTCAAGAGGCTCGCGCAGGCAAGCCATTATCTGCTGAAGAAGTTGCAACAACATATAAAGATACGCTTGGTCGTCAACCTACGATGGATGAGCTACGTAAATATATGGGCACTTCTTCATTGCCTACGGATGTCAGCAAAGAACTAAAAGCATCAGATGAGTATTTAGCATCGTTGACTAAACCTTTGGTTCCAGGCTTACAGCAAGGCGCTATTAGTACAGCAGCTCTTGCCGCACCAAAATATGCACCTGGCACTACATTGGAATACACGCCAGAGCAAAAAGCTGCGCCAACTGGATTTGGATCTATCTCTGGTGGAATGGCTCCAACAGCTACAGGTCTACAGCAACCATTACAACGTGGTGCTGTAACTATTGAAGGCGCTATGCCTTTGAATCCAAACACACAAGAGCAATTAGGATTGCAAACTTTGTTTGGTCAGATAGCTAACCAAGCTCCAGCGTTGCAAACTGGTATGAACTTTGCCGCTCCTTCTGCTAATACATTTGGATTCCAACCTTACGCTGCGCCACAGAATCCTCAATCTATTGAAGCTATTCTGGCAGCTCTTAAAGCTCAACAAGCGCAACAAGCAGCTCCTGTTGGCATGGCTATGGGTGGTATGGCTGATGGCGGGTATAACCTTGGAGGTTACTCTGATGGTGGCAGATTACTCAAAGGCCCAGGTGATGGCGTTAGTGATTCTATTCCAGCTACTATTGGTAATCGTCAGCCTGCTCGTCTTGCTGACGGAGAATTTGTCGTGCCTGCGCGGATTGTTTCAGAACTTGGAAACGGAAGCACAGACGCCGGAGCAAAAAAACTCTACGCTATGATGCAACGTATTCAACAAGCTCGCGGTAGAACGGTTGGCAGTGGCAAGGTTGCAGTTAATAGTCGAGCAGAGAAACTTCTGCCTGCATGAAGCTAAACATTAGTCTTATACCGTATGGAGCGATAGCCAAAACAGTAATGGCAATCATGCCGTATTTAGAAGAATCGGCGGTAAGAAGTAGGGGTCGGTCTTCTGTAGATGACATATTGAAGTTCTTGTTTACTGGGCAGATGGCGTTATGGGTTGTGTTTGATGAAGAGACGCATGAAGCACATGGTCATTTCATTACAGAGATTAAACAGTATCCGCAATCAAGTATGTTGGTAATTCAGTATGCTGCCATGTTAAATAATCACATGGATGAGATTGAGGATCTGATGCAAGAATATGCACAGACGTATGCACGAGATGCCGGTTGTCGCGGGATAGAATTTGTAGGCAGGCCGGGCTGGAAGAAACATGCAACTAAATATGGTTACCAAGCGCAGAGCGTGACGTACCAAAAATTCTTTGAATAGAGGCGATTATGAGCCGAGTATCGTATGCAATGATGGAAGCTGGGTTTATACCTGGTGACTTGGGCGCGTTCAAAAAAGAGGGCGGAAAGATCAAGCTGTATGGTGATGGTGGAGGCGCATCGTCTCAACCAACAAGCCAAACAGTTACCCAGTTATCTTACCCTGCTGAGTACAAGCCT